AGGTTTACCCAAGAGAAGGGCGACTTCCTATTCTACGCTATAAGCGTAAGAGACTACGAAACCCTTGCACTGAATATGTCTGAACTAAAAAGGTTTATTAAGCAGCAGAAAGAATTGATAGTATACTATGAAGAAGCAGTGAAACCAAAAGAGGATAAAAAGATACCTAATAAATAACGCCTTTAAAATCTTTGTACTGCTGATCACTATAGTCTCGTAGGTAATTTACCAGCGAGACTATTTTTTTTGTGTGTTCAAACTCAGGATTCCACTTATCAAAAATGTTTTCTATATCTTTAGCAGAAGGCGGTCCCTCAAAATCCAAAGCTATATCACCACTTGAAGTAATTGATACGGACATCCTGTAAAGGAGCGCATCAGCCTTCTTACTCATTACTAGCCTCTAACATAGATATTGGTAGATTGTAACAGTCTGCTCTAAATACAAAGCCATTATCCGGGTCTACCTCTCCCTTCTTGTGTTCAGTAGATACTTTAAAAAACTCATCTTTAGCTATTTTACCTAAGTACCATCCTATAGTAAAGTCATTCTTAATCCTAACAAAAGCATAAGAATCACAGTTCTGTTTAGCATTGAACTTAGCAACTGAACATGAGTAGTAGTCCCTTGGAGGAGAAGATACCTGCTTGGTTTTGACATCTACTGTTGTGCCATCCCCAAGGGTAAGGTCGTAATCAAAGGTGTTTTGATGAGAACCACCCAGAACGTCTACGACTATCTTCTCCCCCAAGTATCCAGCTAATGACCCTGCACCCCTGATTATAGAGTTGTTTAACTCACCAAGCAGGAAAGCTTTCCTATCGGCCCACTGCCGCATGTCATCAGTTATCTGGATTTCTTTTATCATTGTAACCTACAAACCAATATCAACAACTTCACAGACATCTCCTGTGCAGCTTAATTCTTGAGAGCCTGTGGTAGTGTCTTCTACTTCAAGCTTCTTTAACTCTTCCCATACTATAGATTTAGGCATGTTTGTCAACAACTCTTTATACTCATCTTCAGTGCATTCAGTGTATGGGGCTTGTTGATAGGTGTGATCTGAGTAAGGCAGGAAGGATACTCCTGAGATATAATCGAAGTTCTCGTATACCCATGAACCTACCTTGAGCCATTCATCCTCTTTTACAGAGATAGTTATGGAGGGCTTATGTTCACACCAGTACTCTGCATATACTTTCCAAAGCTCAAGATGCTCAATAGCAGTCATACTCTCCCTAGTTAAAGCACCTTCTGGCGACTTAACAGGAAAGGAGAAGACTGTCATGTTGTCTTCATTGCCTATAGCTGGCTCTGCAGGTATGCCCTTCTGTATCATAAACTGAGTAAGAGGGTCTTTGTTATCTCCTCGCACAGTTCTGATGTAGTACTCACTGTGTCTAGGATGAATACCGGAAGCACTATCTACTAACTGAGATACAGTTCCTGAAGGTTTTACGCAGGTAATAGCTGTGGATGCGTTTATTCCCAAGCTAGCAGCAAACTTAGTATTACTCTTAATGGACACTTCTTTTAGCCCCTCAAGGACTTTAGGAAGATTAGAGTCCACCTTGGACAGATGCACATTGTCTAGAATACCAGTAAGGCTAACCCCCAACAGCCTTTCCTCTTCCGTGTTCTGCTTCCATATCTTTCTTAGATATTTAAAGTCAGTAAGTGACGACTGATAAGTTCCTAGCTGAGTTGCTAGCTCTACCTTCTTTGTAAGAGAGCCAACAGTATCTTCCGCACGAACAACTACCTCTGTGAGGTTACAGAACTGATAAGGCCTTAGAATGATCTCAGAGCAAGGGTTAGTTCCAAATACATGATCAGGATCACGACGACCAATACTATTAACTTTATTTTTAGCGGAGCCACGATTAAAGATACCTCTTTCACCAGACTTTGATTCATACAAAGAATACCATTCTTTTAGAAACGTGTTCATGTCTGGGCGCTCGTCGTAAACCGCAGAGTTGTTGGCAAGACCTCGGTAGGGATACTCCCTAAACCAATCACCGGACTTAGCAACACGCATCCTGTTAGAGTTTAAATCTGATAGAGAGATTAGTGCAGAGCGTCGTACACCACCAACAACAATAACACTTGCAATCTTACACACAAGGTCATGGCATTCCAGCGGAGATAGCTTCCTACCCGCAGCAGATTTAAACAGAGCTACGGTAAAGTTCATAAGATCATCCAGAGGAGCAGGGCCGGACGACCTGCCACCAAAGGTCTTTAAACGCGCTCCTGCAGGGCGTAGACGGGACAAATCCCACTTTGGCACCTGACCTGCGTAGAGACAGGCAATTAGCTCACGCAAGCCCCTAGCCCACCCTGCCTTACTATCCTGCACAACAACAGTCGTTTCCGTAGATTCAAAATGCTCGTTAACAACAGGTAGATTATCTGTATACTTTCTTTCAGATGAAAAGCCTACTCCTGTACCACACATAAGAACGTACAGTATCTCATCAAAAGATCGCGGAGAGTCTACAGGAATGTATGAACAGTTATATCCTGCAGTATTATCTCTAGAAAGAGCAAGACCGGAAGTCATCAAAGCTCTCATAGAAGGCATTACCTGAAGACTAAGTACAGCCTCTTCAAGTTCCTCTCTGTTAGGAATGGTATGATTGTGATCTTTTTTCAGATGTTCCTGCATAAAATCAAAGTATCTTGAAACGGTTTCAGGCCAAGACTCGCGCCTGTCCCCCAACCAACGGGCATACCTAGACAAGTGGATAAACTCTTGATAGTCTGTAGGGAAGTAGTTGTTGCTCATTTTTAATTCTTTACCTCTTTAATAAGTTTTTTTAGATACCACTCGGCCTTAAGAAGGTCTTTCTTAGGCATACCCTTGTACTCATACCTACACATATACTTTAATATATTACCTTTAAGATAACCTCGAAAAGCTTCTGGAGAAAGTGAGTCTTGTATAATATTTATAGTCTCTATTTTTCCTTGATTATAATGATCAGGATTATTTACTGAGTAAGATAATTCTTTGTCATTATCTATAGCTTGTATAGAGCTTAAGTATTTTTTCTCATCTGGCATTAGTTGTCCTTGCTAAATTCAACCCGTATCACATTGTCATAAACTTCATCGACAGTAATCTTTGTACTGCCTTCTTTACTACGATGCTCTGATATACTTTCTAATGTAGCTTCATGCCCTATCTGCATTAAGTAATCATAATCCGTTTCCAGAAGACTAAGCATACCCTGCTGTAGAATATGGGCCGCGCTAAGTTCTTCTGAGTCTGATGTATCATATGCGCGGACAGTAACCTTGTCAATAGATATGGGGTCTAAGACTATGTATAGCCTGTCAGGAGAGAGAAAAAAAGTCTCTTCTGAAATCTTCTTTTTCATCTCCTCATCCACGACACTATCTTCGTCAGGATTGAACGTGAACCCATCATCACTCATCAAACCACTCCACAGGCAATCTTTTATGCGCCCAATCAAAGCCGTGGCGCTCTGCCCAATCTGCATGGGTAGTCTTGGACCCTTTATATATTTTCTTGTTAGCGTTTGCAAAGAAGAACTTAACGTTAAAGTCAGGGTTTTGTTTTTGTACTAGCAGATGTTTAACTCTATCGCCTTGTGTTAACCTGCCCTTAACCTCAATATACATATCATTTCTAGGTATATAAAAGTCAGGTATGTAGACCCTTGGCGGCGGTTGAAAGGGTATCTTATTAGGCTCAAACTCAAAGGATACACCAAGCCTATCTAATGACATTGCAACTTCAGCTTCAAATTTTGATCTAAATCGCATGTGTAAACCCTGAATTAACCATCTCTATATAGCATTTATCCATATAGTCTTGAACCCATTCAGGGGCGGTTGATTTAGCAAGTGAAAAAGGCACCATAGGAAAGACTACAAGTTTGTTAACCTGTCTTTGCCTACGTATTTTAACAAAGCTCTCAGATATTGCAGACTTTCCAGTGCTATTAAACTCTTCTTTCGACCAAAACCCATCCGGTGACATATCTTTTGCAAAAACTATGCAAATGAGGTTAGCATTAGTGGCGGCTGACTTAACATGTAGGTTGTCTTGAACAAAGCAATCTCCTTTTACTGTATCAAAGTAAACAAAGGTCGCATAGGGGTTTTGTTGTATTTCTAAGTCGCTAATTCTTTCTGGCATATATAAGGGCATTACACTTCATCCTTTACGTGCTTTGTATACCATACTCTAGGCTTAGTCTTAGCTGCTGAAGTAGCAGACATCTTATAAGCAGCATCAGGCCAGCAATACTTTTTAAAGCCACAGTAACCACAGGTTCTATCCATAAGACGATTGCCTGTCTTCTTAACAGTACCCGTTGCTTTATCTTTGTAAGTTTCTATAGAGTCTGTAAAACACTTATCAATAGTAGGATTGTTAAGCACTTCTTTTATATTATTATCGGCTAAGGTTAGAGCCTCTTCTCTATCCTCATCCTGCACCAGCGGTGCTTCACATACAGCCCACTCTCCAGTAGCCTTATTGATTGCTATCCAACCACCGAAGGAAGTACCTGCAGCTTCAGAGTATAAGTAGCCCTGTGGCACGTAACCAAAAACATCATCCTTCTTGATGTTGTTGTAGCCACGATTAGCTGCAAACTTCATAGAGAAGGAACCGGGAGCAGCACTCTTAATATCATATATTTTGTTATCTATCTTTACATCGTAGGTTCCTCTTAAGGTTGTACCACCAATGTCAAGACTAACAGCTTCCTGTTCTCCTTGTATTTCTACGCCAGAGGCTTTCAATACTGTAACAGCAACAGCCTCTATCAAATCACCAAACAGGAACTTCATTACGAGAGTGTAGTCTACCTCTTCTTCTCTGTCCTCTCTGATAGACATCTTTTGTTGGCAGAGGGGCTTACCTACACCGGACATGCGTACCCGATACTCAGGTTTCCTAGCAAACTGCCTTTCGATAGCGGAGCCACACATCTCCTTAAACTCTTCGATAAGGTGAGGGGGAAGACCTTCGCCTTCACCCCTCGACGCTTTCTCAAGGAAATGCTGTACTTTATGTAACAGCATTGATGACATCAGATGCTATCCGCCACCTCTAAAGAATTAGCAACATCTAGATCATCTCTAGCTATTACAGAATCTTTACGATCCTTAAACTCTTTAATAACTCTAGTATTCCATTTGTCGATATCTTCCATAAAGGTATTGAGAAGTTCAATATCACTCTCTTGTACCTTAGCAGGTTTTGGTTTATCAAATACTGGAGTATAATAAATAACACTACCATTTACATTACGCTTAGTAGATACTTTCGCTTTCTGCCCAAACATGATCTTGTTGGATGGGACTTCGCGGATGTAGTTAGCGACAGGCATAAAGGCTGATCCCCTTGCTGCCCAGATAAACGGAGTACCCTTTAGTTCTATCTCTTCTCCATCAATAGTTTTAGCATCCTGTGCAGAGGTAATCATACCATATACAACCTGTGTACATTTAATGCTCTTCTGCTTTGCATGTTCAATGGAGTTAGCGGGTAGTCCAGATACCTCATCCTTAGATAGCTTACCGCACTTGTTGCCACCACTAGTATCAGGGAAGTCATCACTGAGTGAGGGCGCAAGCACTGTGCGAACGGAAAGTTCTGGCTGCTCATTGTTCCAAAGATCGTAAGAGTAGTAGCGAACAAATAAACGCACTTCCAGTTCTTTACTGTATACAGACTTATCACCAATACGCAAACGGAAAGAACCCTTTGGCAGGGTATCGCCTTCCTTGGTTTCATTCTGCTGTTCAATTGCTAGACGGGGTAGACCGGCAGTAGCACTTACACTCTCGTCTACCTGTCCGATCATAGCCGCAATCTTGGCTACGTTTTCATCATTAAAATCTTCAATCTTCATTACTGCGCTCATGCTAATTCAATCTCCTGTGAGTTTAGCCAATCGTGGCCTATTTTTAATTCTATATCAATAGGCATATCAAAGTCAACACCAAAGTTTTCTTTGCATTCTTTAGGTATGCATAACATACTCCTTCTTAGTAATTCAATCATAGTATTCTTCTCGTCTGGGTGTACATCCATGACAATAGAATCGTGTACAGTATTTATAATCTTACTCTTTGGCTTGGGATCAACCATAGACTTAAGGCTCTTGTGTAGATGGATCAAGGCCAGCGGTAGGAGGTCTGCGGTAGCAAAGCCCTGTACCGGATAGTTCTTAATTGAAGTAGCCCCTACTGCAGTTCCTCTTCTAGTGTATTTAGCATAGGGGAATGCATACTCTCTTCCAGAGGGCAGTACAACTTTCTTCGTAGTTACAGCCTCTTCTTGAAGTTCTTCATGCCACCTTGCTACAGACTGGTACTTCTCTCTAAAAGCAGAGTAGTAAGCCATCTCTCTGTTAGTGCCAAGCATACCGCCGTACAGAGGTTTAAATGTATGCGCTTTAGCATCCTGACGGGAAACACCCATAATGCTAGCCGTATAAGAATGCACATCATATCCATCTGTTACTTCTTTGTAGATTACAGGGTCTTTAGATAGAAATCCGGCGACCCTAAATTCTAGTTGTGAGTAGTCACCTTCTAAAATGTAGCCACCTTCATACCTAGAAACAATTGCTTCTCTTGCAGGGAATGTGCTTCCTCTCGGCATATTTTGAAAGTTTGGTCTACTTGATGACAGTCTTCCAGTAGCAGTGACGCACTGATTAAACTGAGGATGAATAAAGCTGTTATCATCTTGATACTTCTCCAAACTATCTACAAATGTGTTGAGGTACGTTCTAATCATAGAGTACCTCATGTACTTGTCAACGAACTCTCTAGCATCTCCTTCTAGATCAAGACGTATCTGAACAAGTGTTTCTTTGTCTGTCTTAAAGCCACCAGAAGCAGTGTCCTCTGGCCCTCTAGGAATTATCCTAAGACCAGCGGCCTCGTTTAACCTCTTGTATATTATACCTACACCGTTACATTTTGTGCATTTCTTTTTATTCTTGCTTCTATCACCCGACTTTAGTGTGTAATAGAAAGAGCCTTTACCGTTACAGTGGGAACAAGCACTGCCAATAGTCTTGTAAACTACTGGTGCTAGCTCCTTAACTAATCGGTTAAACGACTGCCTATCCATTTTAGTTTTATTCTTCTGTTTCTTTGTATTGCCACGAAGCTCAGTACCTATGTTAAAAGACTCTTTCCAAGCGGACTTATCAGAAACCTTTCTTGAGTATAGCAGTATACTACGATCATCTGGGCTATCAAGGTTGATAGGAGTATCTCCCATAGCCCGTTCAGCAATAGCCATCAAGTCATTGTATAGCGCGTTATACTCATTTTGATACTCCAGCTTAATTTTAGCTAGTTTATCATTAGATATCTTTATACCGGCGCTCTCCATGTCAATGAGAACGTCCAGCATATCCATAGAAAGACTAAGCACATTTTTCATGTGGCACCTTCAAAAATAAACCGGGGGAGTAATCTTCCCAAGACATGCCTAGCTCCTTAATCTGTGCATCTGCTAGTTGTTTTGTAATACTAACATCAGCCATACAATACTGATTAACAATATCAGGTGGCATACTTTCGTAGGAAACTTTGTTTTTGATATGCTCTTTTGTAAGGTCAGTTCTCTTCTCACCCAACCCCCGCCTTTCACAACAAGCAGCAAGGCTCAAGCCAACCTTGTTCCCTCTAGCCAGCAAGTACTCAGCAATCATAGTATCGAACAGTTTACCATCATACTTAAAACCACAGGCACGTAGCCATTGTAGATCGAACTTAAGATTGTGTCCTACAAGACAGGTAGCCTTGTCTAGTGCTGACTGTACCTTATGCACACCATTTTCTGTTGCACGTATGACATCGTGATAAAACCATACCTCAATATTCTCCGCATACATATTAGGCACTTCTCGTTTTATACCTACAAATACTATTTGATTACCGAAGAACGGTGAAGAAACTGTATTTGAATCAAACGTCATTGTAGTTTCTATATCTAATGTAGTAATCAAGAGAATATATCCCTATCACCGTCTCTACGAAGAACTACGGAACCATGAAAGCCATTTATCTTGTTCTTAGAGAACTTAATAGTTCTAAACTCTTCATGTTCCGATATACCAATGCCAATGATTATATCAGCCTCACCAGCCTTGCCCGTCTTAGAGCCATCAAGCATTGAATAGTCAATAGTCTCTCTACCATGAGCCTCATACGAGGCCTGTGATACTGCCCATAGTGCTACATTATTCCTCTTAGCAAGCTCACGCGAACGGCAGTACAACTCTTTTAGCCTCTCATCTCCGCGAGAGAACTCTCCATCTACTCTAATCTTATCTAGCTGATCTATAATTACTATGTCAACTTCATTTCGTATGCAGTAGTCCTCAATCTCCTGTACGGAAGTGCCTACACAATCCATGAAGCTTATGTAGGGTACTGCAAGCTCCTTGTACTGATCTATAAAGCTGTCTTTGTTTGTAAGGACTTCTAGCTTCGACATTTCTGTTATGGACTTAGCAACCCGCATCCTTGTCTTTTTTACAGGCTCTTCATTGCCCCAATAAGCAACTTTGAACTTGTTCTTAACATACCAACCGGCTAACCAAGCAGAGAAGGAAGTCTTTCCTATCTCTGGTCTTGCAAAGATAACTCCTAGATTCTGTCTGTCTATTCCCGGTACATAGTCCCTTAGTGAAGTAGGAAAAGGAAACTCTGGGTCACGTTCAAACTCATCTAAAGATGTTTCAATGTCGTCAATAAGAACTGAGTAAGTCTGTGATTGTTTGATGTCATTGTTTTTAAGCTCTTCTACACAGTTAAAGAGAGTGTTAGTATTGTTTGATTTACCAACAAATATGTCTAGGGCTTGTTCGCCTATCTCTTTTGCTTTAGTTCTTTTCCAAAAGGCATGTAGTACATCTGCGACTAGCTCTTCGTTAACTTTTGTAGAGCGTAATTTTTCAATCTCTTTAACAGCCTTACTGGCTGTAGCCTCTGGTAGAGCAGGGTATTTAGCCTGATGCCCAAGAAGAATGTCATCTGCAGTAAGATCGCCCTCATAGGTACTGTGTAGGTAAGAAAGTGTTTCAACTATGGTCGCTACTTCTTTTGGGAAGTATTCCTTTTTTATTAGACTAGATACTCTGTTGTAATTTTCTTTGGTTAGACAAGCAACAAGTACTGATCTATCAATCATCTATTTTCAAAACCTTTTTTGACTCTTTAACATCCAACTTCTTTAAATCTCTTTCAAGTACAACCATGTTTACATTATCAAGCTCCCAGTTTAATCTCATAACCATGTCAATAGACTTAGTTGTAGCGTCTTTATCCAACGCAACAGTCACGGTATCGAAATCTGAGAGAATGTCAAGGACTTTCTCAGATAGGCTGGTTCCCAACAGAGCGACCCCGGTTGAAAAAGATGATACAGAACAGGCTGAAGCACAGTCTTCTACAACTATAGCGTGACTAGAGGTGCCGCAAATGAAGGGAGTACCACTATCACCATATCTGTACCACTTTGGTACAAAGCCAGCATTTTTCCCTATGTACCTACCGGCAGCATCCACCACTTTATTGTTTTCTTTGATTACGAACACTACTCTATCCTGCTTGTAGTCGTGTCGTATGTCAGCAAGCTTGTTAGACATTGCATAGTCGCATCTATTATCTAGTATGTAATTACAAAACTCTGTGGTATACATACCCCTACGCCAATGCTGTTTGTCCTCCTGTAACTTATTAGGAGTATCTCCATTGTCTTGTATTGTCGGTGTATTAAAGGATGTTATGTTTAACCCCTCTTTGATAACACCACCTTTAGTGCAGTTAGCATGAAAGCAGTAATACTTAGTACAATCAGTAAACTTTGTTACTGATAGTGTTTTAGTACCACTACATATAGGACAGTCTAACCGTACAGAAGTATCTATAGGTATATCTATAGAATATATATAATCTTTAATAATATTATTCATATTAATATATTACTTAGAGTTTCGGGAGACGATAACCATATCTGATATCATGGATTTAAATCTCTGTCAAGAAAATAATTTCGATTGACAAAATCCTTGTTATGGTCTAAGGTGAGGGTCTTTCCAACAGCATACGAGTGAATGCCGTGAATGAAGTAGTTACTATCTATTCCCCCAGATTGTCAAATGCCGATATCATGCGCCGCGTGGTTGAGGCTACCGTCCAAGACAAAATCTTTACAGCGGAGTTTGTAAAAGCGGATGGAACTGTCCGTAGAATGAATGCCCGACTAAATGTTAAGAAACACATTAAAGGCGGTAGAGATTGTAATACATCAAAGAATATGTTAGCCGTGTATGATCTCAAAGCAAAAGGGTATAGGAATATAAATCTTGATACTCTGCAATCTGTTTTAGTCGATCACGTAAATCACGTTTTCACTGACAAAATATAGTATGATGCATTCAAAAGACTTTTGTAGGCGAGTAGTTAATCTCAGAGTTAAAGACAATTTGTCTGCGGCTGAAGTTGCTGCTAAAATGAACCATGAGTACTACCGCGAAACAGGTAGGACTATGACAAAGAATGTTGTTATAGGTATATGGAACAGGAACAAGAACCTTGTTTCACAAGAAGACCTTGAGAAGCAAAAAGACAAGACTACTAAATCTGCTATAGATTTTAATAAGCTCATGTCTGATCGTCAGAAGATAAAGCCCTCACAGTTCAGGGTAAGGAAATGTTTGTCGTGCAGGAAAGAGGTGCTTCTTGAAAAGAACTTGTATATATGCAATCCCTGTAAGGGAAATGAAAACTACACATACGATATGGTCACACACAGTTATAGCTCAGGTACAAAAGCATGATGAATAGAAAACAAAAAAAGGCTATACAGTCTAAGCTTGCTGTTATGCGCTACTACGTAGATAAAGGTTACTTTGTTTATAACGAAACAAATAATACTGGACCTGTCGATCTTGTAGCCATACACCCAGAAACCTTAGAAAAGAAATTAGTCGAGGTAAAGAGTATGTCGTTCCGTTCTAAGAATACTAAGTGGAGGCCGGGAAGTATGATAAACAGATCGTTAACACCCCTACAAAAAAGTCTTGGTGTAGAGCTTGTATACTACAACATAGAAACGGGGGACATACTCCATGCGTAAAAGGATTGCTCGTAGACCTAAGCCTGAAACATCTAAGAGACAGGACGGTAAACTTTTAAAGTGGGAGTGGTTCTATGAAACTGAACTTGGCAACTACCCTAGAAGCTGGATTAAAAGGTTTCCTCATGTAGCTGACAGGGGTCGTTGGGTTGTCACAGAGATTGTAGATAATGAAAAAGATTTCTCTTGAAACATCTTTAAAAGACATAGAGTTGTTACACTCTTTAATTGAAAAAGATGGTAGAAAAAAGAATATAACAGTGCCTAAAGCTGCGCTTAGTAGGCTCTTGGTAGACCATACAAGAATGTGTAGCAGCCTTGGTAGCCTTGTAGAGTGAGCGAGGTGAAAAGCCCTTGCAAAAATATATGTCACTTGGTTAATAGGGTAACACATATGCTTTGCATTGGTTGCTTTAGAACTCAAGACGAGATTGTTCAATGGTCAGAATACAGCGACAAAGAAAAGAATCAGGTTTTAATTAGAATAAGGAAAGAACATGGCATTAGTTAATGTAAGAGATTACGCGGGTGCTGTTACTTACAAAGACCCTATAAGACCAGAGTTGTCCCATGAGTTTAGAATAACAGGGGATAGAGATTTCTATTGTCTTATGGATAACAATGTCGGCGTGGCTAGGGGATTTATCTGTGTAGCTTTTACGGAAGATGTTTGCTCTAGTCTGTACCAACTTTCCGAACAGTCTAGCATTGCGAATGGAAGCACAGAAAAAAATGTCGCTATTTTCTACAGTGTTTGGTCATTGTTTAAAGGATGTGGTAGGTCCGTATTATTGTCGGCTTTAGAAAGAGTAAAGTCTGAAAGAGGTGAAATAACTAGATTTGTAACTCTTAGCCCTAAGACAACAATGGCTGCTAACTTCCATGTAGGAAATGGAGCAAAGCTGTTAAAGAGTAATATCTTCACTGACAACTATGAATATTGTATAGATTAAAAAACCACTTGACAGGCTCCCTTAGAATATGCTAAGGGTCAATTATTCTTATTTACATGGAGAACCAAAATGAGTTTGCCTGAACCTGACGGAAGTAACGAATATGGATTCCAAAGCTGGGCAGATGAGGAAGAAGGTTACGAGCAACAAGAAGAAAATCCAGATCGGGTACGTATTATATCTAAGGAAGGCCGCCGCTGGAAGGTTGTACATTCTGACGGTGCTGTAACATATCACAAAACTAAAAAGGCTGCACAAGAATATAAGCATACGCTTATCGTAAGCTGGGAGGTATTCGCGGATGAGTGTGCCTGAGTGGAAATTTGAAATGAGTGCCACAAGCTTTCCTATTCCTGAAGCTGATGGAAGTAACGAAGATAGGATAGCTGAAATGTATGATGAAGCGTTATCAGATTTAGGCAATGCTATTATATCTAATGGAGAAAAAGAAATATTAGCTAATGAGCTTGTAAAGTTACGTTGGGAGGAGCAGCAGTGAATATATTCTTTCTACACCAAAACCCCAAGATTGCAGCGCAAATGCACTGTGACAAGCACGTTGTTAAAATGGTGCTAGAGTATGCACAGATACTATCCACCGCACATAGAGTAATTGACGGTGATGAAGTTGCTGACCGTGAGGGCTTGTATAAAATTGCACACAAGAACCACCCCTCTACTGCATGGGCAAGGGCTAGCCATTCTAACTATTTGTGGTTGTCGGACCTATGGGCGTATCTTGGTGATGAGTACACGCACCGCTATGGCAAGGTACATAAATCATCAACACTACACTGGCTGTACTACGCCCCTAAATATATTCCACATAGCTTAACAGTTTTTTCAAAGCTTACACCTCCACCTCAGTGTATGCCTGATGAGTTCAAGTGCAACCCAAATTCTGCATCCTTTGAAGATACCCTACTTGCTTACAAAGCATTTTACATGGGTGAGAAATCTAGGTTTGCTAAGTGGACTAATCGTCCTGTACCAACTTGGTTTACCGAAACATTAGAGGAAGTAGCATAATGCTTGCACTTGAAGACTTAGCAACTTTAGATTACTACAAAGATTAAACTTGTCGGGCCTTAAATTTGTCGGCCCATTACAATTCTTGAGGGGGTTTTTCTCCCTGTTTACCCCCTCTCCCTAGCCCGGTGGGTGCTGGCGGCTTCCCCGCCTCGCTCGCCGGGTTTTTTATTTGTGCAGATAAAGCGTGAAAATAATAGTTGACATAAGGTTGCTTCTTCTATATGGATTCCCCTGCTTTCAACAAACAGGAAAAACCATGAACCAGATAGAGATAATCGAACCCGACAACACGCGGCATCAACTCGTGCAGGAAATTGCACAGATTAAACCCGCCGCCGTTCGCGAACATAACGACGTTTTTGACCTCAGCTTTTTTGAGCCGCTGGAGGTCTACAAAGACTCGGTGTTTGATACTGACGGTCACGAAATCATGGGCAGCAAAGCCTTGCGCTATTTCCACGATGGAAAGCTTGCCGATACCAGCGCGGTATCATCTAGCTACACACTGGAAAATCACGTAAACTTGTTTGGCAAACATGCTGACATTTTGCGGGCAAGTGAACTTCCCACAGACAACGTGCTAGTCCGTGACGAATATTCCGACTTCGGCATGAAGGCTAAACGCTCTATACAGTATTTGGATGAGGCCGTGGATATGTCCGGCAATGGCGATATGGTCTATTGCCGTTCTGATCAAATCAACTCGGTGAATTCTAAATGGGCTTTTCAGCAATTCGCCGGGGCTTATCGTTCCTACTGCGAGAACTCAATGGTGTTTGGTGGCGACAAGGCGGTTTATAACAAGGTGAAACATTCTAAGCACTTTGACGCTGCTAGCCTCTTGCGTACAGCAAACACGGTGTTCGGTACATTCCGCGATAACATCGACCGCTTCAAGGAATGGAAGGCAACGCCAGTTGGCGACGATACGGCGGGGGCTTTTATCAAGCATATTTGCCCCAAGGATGTTACAGGACAGAAACGCATAGCCCGTGAAGAACAGCACGGGATTGAGAAGGCAGAAGACTTGAATATCAAGAAATTCCACGCCTTGTATGACTTGTGGGAAGAATACTCTCGCGACTACTCACAAGGCGGGGGCTTGGGCAAAAACAAATGGGCTTTGTATAATGTCCTGACCCACTACGCCACGCACACCCATGACAGCAGAACGTTTGATTTAAACGGGGAAGAGAAAACCCACGTATTAGGTCGAAAGTCTGAGAACATGGTTAACACGGATCGCGGGGGCTATACGCTCAACGAGCAGATGGACCGCGCAAAGGGTATCTGGGCGGTGCTGTCCGCGCCAGCTTGGGCTTCGATTAACTAGAACAGGAGATGTGCAATTGAGATTATAGAGGCCGCGTATCGGCTTTGTTTGATAGTAGTAGTTTGCTTAGTTGTTTATCACTTCATTTTGTAAGGAAATTAGATCATGGCTACCAAGAAAACAGCGACCCCGACCAATGGCGGGAAACAGGTTTTTGTGTCTCAGGAAGCACTCGACGCTATTGAGGGTTTACAGTTTGAAATGCAGAACATTGATATTGAACATGCCCGTCTCTATGGCATAGGTGCTAAGGGGGCTTTCTCTCGCGTGATTGAGAAGCTTGCGAAACAGGGGCTTTTTACTCCTCAAGTTAAAGAGGCGGAATAATTAGTTGACGCTCGGTAAATTCTGCCGGTAAACTCTGGCCGTCCCCTTAACGGGGGGCGGCTTTTTTAACTCTAATTAGGAGATCGGACTAATGGCACGCTTCACACAAAAGCACTATTATAAAGTTGCCCACGTACTGAAAACCAATTTGATGCGGTATGAATATGAGTCTGCGGAGCATAACACCGGTAACGTTGATGGCGACGTGGACGAGATTTACGCCGCCAGTGCTGCGCGGGTTGCGCTTAAGGATACGGCGCTGGATTTCCACAACTTGTTCAGAGTGGATAACCCCCGCTACGACGCCGATAAGTTCATGGGCGCTTGCGGGATTGATGATTGGAAAGACATCACAGAACCAACGGAGCATGACATCCAGCCGTACGAAACACCGGATTTTTACGGGGAGCAGGTCTGATGCGCTTCATTGATGTTGTGATTGTGTTCTGTTTATTCTTCGCTGGATACGCTTGCGGCGCTGCGATGGCCGTTCATTTTGGACATTTAACATGCGTATGAACAAGGACCAGCTAACCGCGCTTCATCGCAAATGGTTGCAGAACGATCAGGGAATGAGCTTCTTAGCATTCCGGCGCACCGTATGCAGCTTGCCCCTTGAACAATGCGCCATCGTTTACTGGTGTGGGATGTACTTGGGAATTGAACCGGATGGATACACTCACAGCTAACAGCGATTAATATCTAGCAGGAATTAGGGGGGCTTTATGCTCCCCTTTTTTATGCCCGGTGAATATCTCCTATCCTGCAGATATTCCACGCACTTATTGCACTGGGGCTTTCCTGCGAGGGTTTGTATTGCACGCCCCTGCCCCCTCAAAACAGTTCAAAAAGTAGGATGCGGAAATTTGTCGGTAGTATTGAAACAGCGCGGGTGCAAGCCTAAGCCTATTAGCCGCCCTTTTTGTGGAGTGCGGACATAAAAAAACCCCGGAGGCCGGGGAGTGTGAATGTATATTATGGATATTGATTAACATCAATAAAAACAAATACTTAGCTTAAAGGGGGCGCGCATGGGCCACTGGGGGTGGGTATATATCTGTATGCA